GCAATTTATTCGTTGCAATCGGATTTCCGGACCCAAAGGTCTCCCCACTGATTTGAACATATGTGTTTGGAATGGCGGCATTGACTGCATATTCCATTCGCTCCCCATAAACAACTTCCATAAGATCCACTGTGCTTTCCAAGAATCCGGGCATATCTAAAAGATTAGAGGGGGATAATTCGGCATTGGTTAGCCTACGAGTAGTAATGAAATCAAAGACGTAAATGTTTAACATGCCTTGAGATGCAGCCACCTTTAGAGGAATCATCTGTTTTTGAATATCTATTCCTTGTACGAAAGTGGTTAGTTCTTCTCTGTTCCATCCAGAGAGATCGATGTAAGTCCTAAATGCAATATCGACATGAGAACTAGAATCCGCTACAACTTCCCACCCATTCGTGGCACTACTTCCTGCGCTTTCATAAGTCACATTGGCAGAGGGGATTTGCTTGTAGAGTTGATGCGCCTTCGGTTTCTTAGCCATACTACTTCCTCCTGGCCGCCTTGTGTGCTTTCTTCGCTAACGCTGCAAAGGATGTTCGGGGATGCTTCTTCTTCAGACGCTTGTATTCCTTGGCGTAGCGCTTGTTGTACGCGCTCGCCTTACGCTTCTTTTTCCCTTTTTTCTTTGATTTGGTTACGATAGATTTACCCGGCTCTGTCATTTGTCGCCCAAAACGCCATTCCTCCGCTGCCTTCCATCCAGCAGCGAATCCGCGTTCCCAGTCATCTGTGGGCATTAGCCCACCTCAGTTGTCACTTGCCGTGCTTTGGATCGCAATCGCCATCCAGTCCTTTGTGGAGAGTTTGACGATTCTACATCGAACTCTCACCGTGCACACCCATCGATCGTTTGCGGTTGCAGCACTGAGAACGTCGCCTACAAAGTAGAGTTGGTCATTAACAACCATCCTTGATTCATCCAACTTACCGTAGTTGTCGGGGTAGAGGTCAGGACCAATACTGGCTACGTTGTTAGAGTCGTCGAAGAAGACCGACATCGAAGAGATGAGGGAGTTGTCATCCCCCGGTAGAATTGCCGTACCGGGATTGAGGTCGCTGAGTTGGGCTGAGAAGACGTTGTTGGAAGCGCAGTGACCGGGAAGGTTGTAATCCCAAATATCATTGTCTGTCTCGTAGGCTTGCCAGATGTAGTCTACTGATTCTATTGCTATTGCTTGCTGGTCGCCAACATCCACATAAGCGCCTAGATCCAATGTGCTCTGAAATACTTCGTTCGCAGTTGCTACGGTTCCTTCTAATCTCTCGGTAAGGGTAAAACTGCCCGTCTTGCTAGTTGCCATCGCTCCGCGTACGCGTACTCGGTATATAATCTATAGATTGGGATCCAAATTGGGCGGAAATGGGCGCTGGCGTCCATTCTGCGCCCTATCCTCTTATCCGAACACGTTGTGCCAACGCCCAGCACCCGCTAACTGAGACTACACGCAAGCCGCAACGTGCAGCGTAAAAGGGCTATACGCTAAGTATTTGCTGTTTTCCTGATCGGCCATTCATAGGATTAATAAGTAAAGACACTGTCGCCGTAATATGAGCAAGTGTAATTGTAAGCATTGTGATTGCAAAAAGACGAGAGAATGTGAACCTAACTGTGGATGGCGTTGCGGTCCCTGTAATAATGGGTGGTGTAGTTGAATGCCAGTAGTGAGTTTGAACCTGACGGACCAAGCGTGGAACGCGTACAAACAGATCCCTAGAGGGTCCCGAAGCCGAGTATTGAGTGAGTTGATTGCTACCAGAGACCTCGGGATGAAGATGAAAGGGGATGGATTGCTGGGAGATATGGGATATACTACACCTAGAGAAGCAATCCTTGCTCTAACAGCCATGATTGAGGCCCAAAGCAAGACGATTGAACAACTTCAGGAGGCTGATTAAATGAAGTGCTCGATATGTGGTTCTAAGTTGAAGTTGATTAATTCCTTTGAAGGATGGACACATTGCGGTTGCCGGAGAAGTGATTAAATGACTATCTGTGAGAAGTGCGCTGAGGTCATCGAAGGTACAGTTGTGATCGTTGCTCTCTCCACAGTGGAGAGGATTCGACATGAGTTTGTTTGTCTCCCATGTTGGGAACATTTCAAAGCGTTCCATTTGAAGTTTGAAGAAGGGCAGCAATCCTTGGACGAATACACACGAAAGTCCTAGACTACCGTACCCGTTTTTGGGTCCCAAGTGGACTGGCCAGCATTTTCCACATATCCTTCAGGAGGCCAGCCATGTACTTTGTATGGTCCCGGCTGAAATGTTGACTTCATCAGTTGGACATCTTGATATAAATCAAAAGGCAGCATCATTGGATTACCCAAATATCTTTGTGGTGGATCTTGAACGCCCATAGGATCTAAGAAAGTTCCAACTTGTTCAAATGGAGTGGGCATGAAAAAATAGAGAAGATAATTGTCGATGAAAGATGTCCCCGGGGTAGGGATATGAAAACTGAAGGGGGGGGGGGGTCCTGTCCATGCCATATTGATTGCTTGAGGAATTGGTGTAGGAGTGAGAACAGGAACTTTACTCCCGGGTAGATACCCACCCATGAGAGAAACGTCGAATTCTTCCTTCTTCTTCTTCTTCTTTTGGATGGGCATTAGATATTCCTACCTTGGAGCACATATGATCTTCGAAGCCGCTCCATCCAGACGAGTTCTTTCTCTTCGGTACTTATAACTTGTACAACTAGGTTAGTTGCAAATAATGCACCAATATCACTTGCAGCAGGAGAGGAGAAGATAGCCAATCTTGTCCAATGCAATTTATTCGTTGCAATCGGATTTCCGGACCCAAAGGTCTCCCCACTGATTTGAACATATGTGTTTGGAATGGCGGCATTGACTGCATATTCCATTCGCTCCCCATAAACAACTTCCATAAGATCCACTGTGCTTTCCAAGA